GCTCCACCGCTTCACCTTGCCGGATCACCACCGGCCCAGATTCAAAGGCAGCGATGAACCGGCCTCAACGGTTCAGAGGGTTGGCAACTGACCCGGGCGTGCAGCGTAAAACGCCAAGAACAGTTATTCAGCGGGAGAACAAGCCGAAAGGCCCGCGGCTGGAAGAACAACGGAGTGCGAACTGGGCAAGGTCCAGGTGGTATCCAAAGCGCACCAACAGCAAAGAAGCCGGTGACCGACGCCAGTAGCGGGTTACGGCGGAAAGTTTCACTGATGCACCTGGTGACGGGTGCATTGGGAAAACAACCGGAGCATGACCATGAACAAAGAACAGGTTTACGACGACCAAATCAGCCCGCTCATGCAGCAGATCATCGGCATCTGCAAGGACCAGGGCATCGCAATGATGGCGAGCTTCGACATTGCACATGACGGCGAAGGCCCGAATGGCGAGGACTGCTCCAGCTTGGTGTGCAGCACTCTACTGCCCGATGGCAACGACGAGCCAAACCCAGTATTTGCCCAAGCTAATACCCTCATCCGTCGCGGCGGCCGACCCGCACCGATGATGTTCACCACCGAACATGGTGACGGCTCCAAAACCATGACAGCGGTGATCTGATTTCACTGACTGGCCTTGGCGACAGGGCCAGGTGGGAAATCACTCGGAGAAAATAATGGCTAAGAAAGTCGGCAGAACGACCAAGACAGCGTCCATCACAACCCGGGTTAGCCCAAGAATGCGGCACTTGATGGATGTGATGGGCCGAAGTCAGCGACGGTCACTAACCGCTGTAATTGAGGCGGCTATAGAGAGCTACGCGACCGAAGCTGAAATAGCCTTGGCCAATTCGACCTGGTCGACAGATGAAGGCGAACGACTGCTGAACCTATATCAGCAAGCACCTCAACTCTGCTCATTCGATGAGGAGGTTGACGCAAAGGCTGCGGTGACTGCTCGTAATTGCTGAAAGCATCACCTCTGCCCATTCGATGAGTGGGCTTTGGGATGCGGACGAAACTGCGGCCTATAACCGCCCACCTGCATCACAACCAACTACCGAGGAATGCTCGGGAGTTGCCCACGTCACGGAGGATGCGCCATGAAGTAGCTGAACGATTCACCCGCGTGGCGCAGCAAGCCTGAAGACTGCGCCGAACACCCATACAGGCAGCGGACAGTAGGCCGTCGATGTCACCGCGCATCGGCCGGGTTTCCGGTAGGCCACCCCAGTGCACGAAGACAACTTGATGCTGCAAACCCAGGCCGTCGCCAGTAGCGAGCCTGGGCTTTTCGCTCCCGCAGTGATCGCCGCCCTGAAAAGCCTCTATTTCGGCGCTTTCAGGCGAATAAGCGAAGGCTTGATAGCCGCCTCGCTCCCACAGCACCAACCCAAGTCGCATGCACTCCCCTCCGCGCCCAACGGCAACCAGCGGAATGGATGAGTGCAGCCGAGTTTTGTTGGATCAACCACAGAGGTATTTGCGATGCGCCCAGTTATGACTCGAATCGGCAATTCCCGCTCCGGCTTCAAGAGCGCTGGTAAGGCGCTGTTCCATCACTGGGGTGTAGACACGATTGAAGCTGATACCGGCTTTGGAAACTACACCGTGGCGGTCGTCGAGTATCCGGACGGCCGTGTCGACATCTTTTCCCCGGCGAACATTTTGTTCCTCGATGTGCAGGACCAGGGTCAGGCGGTAATCGACACCTTCACCGGCGAAGCGAAAGTCGCATAACCCGCCACTCTGGAGGCGACCATGGCAACCAGTTATGCAGACGGTGCGCAAGCCCGAGAGTGGGATAGGCGATACGACGCTTGGGGACGCGAGAAGAAAGCGAAACCCAACGAGTTCCACGACTACGAGGCTGCCGAGCAGATGCGCACTCAGGCGCTGGCTGATCGTGCTGCCCGCGCAATCGAAGAGCGCAAAAGCCTGAAGCGGCGCATTGGCCTGGCCATGGCGCAAATGGAAGAGGTCTGTCCGCCAAGAGGAGGCGCAGCGTGAGCATTGAACAACGCGACCACCAGACGGCAGTTACCTGGATCGAAGGCGAGATCGACAACATGATCCGCGATTTGGGCCAGCCAAACGCCAGCTCGGCGGCGACATCGGCTATCACTTTGGCCTACCTGCTGCGCGTCATCGACGACGGCGAGCAGCGTCACTACAGGGCGCGCATCGACCAGATCTACGCCACCTATAACGAATCGATCCGGCAAGGAGCTGCAGCATGACGACCGCACCAGTCAAATCACTAATCGACGAGCAGCTCGACGAGATCGAATCGAAGCTGATCCTGCTGGGTTACGGCCTACCGTTCAACGAGGTGATTGGCAAGTCTCGCGAAGCTTTGGTCGCCAGCCTACCGCGCCATCTGGCGGCAACCATGAAAGGCGGCCGGATCGCGGTAAGGGTTCGGCCATGACTTCCTATCAGCGCGCAAAGCGGTTTTGGTTCTGGCGCGGCTCAGCCATCGCCCTGCTCTTCTTCACCACCTGGATGCTGGCAAGCGCCTACTCCGGCCAGCTCACTCAATAACCCACACCTTCAAAGCTGCGCACCGCGCCGCAAGGAACTGTCATGTCCGCAAATACTAAACAAGTACAAGAATCGCTCGAAATGAGCGAAACCGACGACGTACAAAAATCTGTAGTTCCTGCGGTTGCCGTCACCGACATCGCCGAATATCGGCCGCACGAGGAACAGATAGTTCGTCTGGAGACCACTTACGCGAAGCTGGTCGTTGACTGCTCGACCAGCGAAGGTTTGGCGAATGCGAAGGAAGTTCGCGTTGATATCCGCGACGTGCGCTATGCCTTGGCGAACACCACCAAAACGGCACTCGTTCCCTATCAACAGAAAGTCAAAGATGCCCAGGCTCGCGTCAACCAGGTTAAGGAATTCGGCGAGGCCCTGAAGGATCGAGTCTTGGCAATCGAGGCGCCTGTTGACGAAGCAATCAAGGCCGAAGAAAAACGTGTAGCTGACGCCAAGGCCGAGCGCGAGCGTGTCGAGGCTGAACGTGTCGAAGCCATCCGGACGAAGATTACCCGCTTCAGTTCTGTCGCTGCTGCATATGCAAGCCGCAGCGCTGCTGATGTCGCAAGCGTCCTGCAAAACGTCAAGGAGTCGGTGATTCTGCTCGAAGAATATGCCGAGTTCGAAGCTGAAGGCACCATCGCTCGCGACAACGCTATTGAACAGCTGGAAACGCTGCACAAGTCTGCCGTTGAGCGAGAAGAGGCTGCCGCCAAGCTGCTGGCCCAGCAGAAGGAACTAGACGAACTGCGCGAGAAGCAGCGCATCGCCGACGAGAACGCGGAGAAGGAACGCCAACGGATCGCGGCAGAGGATCGCCAGCGCATTGCAGATCAGCAAGCAGAATTGAACCGGCAGCGCGAGCAGCTGCAACGCGATCAAGGCGCTCAGCGCCTAAAGGACGAGCAGAATCAACGCGACCAGGAAGAACTGGCTCGTCTGCGCGCACAAGCTGCCGCACCCGCTCCATCCACTTCAGCAGCTGCGCCCACGGTCATAGAGAAGGTCGAAGTCGTACATGTCAGTGCACAAGCGATCGCAGCTGAATCCGACGATGTGACCACGACCGCGCCATCGGTTGAAGACATTGTCGAGGTTGTAGCCCTGGGCTTCGACGTCGACCTCGACACTGCTCGCGCTTGGCTTCGCGCCATCCGCTTCTAACCACCCTTTCCATCTAAAGGCCGACCCACTCCTTGTCGGCCACGGAGAGCGCAATGACCGATTCAGACACCCAAGCACCAACTGGCCTCGCCACGTACCACGATCCATCGCACAACGCGGCAGCGCTCATTCTCGATCCAGGCACCATGAAGTCGATGAGCGACCTCGCGCTGATGATGTCGAAGGGCGCGACAACAGTCCCCAAGCATCTGAAGGGCAATCAAGCTGACTGCATGGCAGTAGTGCTACAAGCAATGCAGTGGCAGATGAACCCATTCGCTGTTGCGCAGAAGACGTTCATCGTCAACGGCGGCGCATTGAGCTATGAGGCGCAGCTCGTCAACGCAGTGATCACCGCCAAGGCACCGGTCAAGGGTCGCTTGAACTTCGAGTGGTTCGGCAGCTGGGAAAACGTCATTGGGAAGATGCGTGAAGTTACCAGCAAAACCAAGAAGGACGAGGACACTGGCGAGTTCAAAAAGTACCGTGTTCCCGGCTGGAGCTTTGACGATGAGAAGGGTCTCGGGATTAAAGTTTGGGCAACCTTCAAAGGCGAAGACGAGCCACGCGTTCTGGAGCTACTGCTCACCCAGGTCCGCACGCGGAACTCTACGCTTTGGGCGGAAGACCCCAAGCAGCAGATTGCATACCTGGTGACCAAAAAATGGGCTCGACTCTTCTGCCCTGACGTCATCCTCGGCGTTTATACGCCCGATGAATTCGAAGACTCGTACGGCGGCGAAATCGATATCACCCCTGCGAAGCAGGCTTCAAACACCGCCGCCGCTGCCGGTGTGTCGTTCGGCCCGAAATCCCCGTCGCCGGAAATCGACGGAGTATTCGCAGACCTTTTGGTCGTCGCGAAGCGACAGGACATCGAAGCCTATGCGACAGCCTGGGCAGGTCTCAAACCTAAGCAGCGCGCAGCGATCGGCCTGGAGTGCCACGAAGCGCTAAAAAACATGGCGGCAACCGTTGATGGCGACTTTACCGATATGACTGGTAACAACGACGGCCTGTCTCAGGTCGGGGAAGCGGCGTAGTGAGAACGGAACTTCAGGGCACTGAAAAGTGGAACGCAGACCGATCTGGCCGAGTGACAGCCAGCCGGTTTAAAGATGTGCTTGCCTGGGGGAAGCCTGACAAAAATGGGAAGCGCGAGCCTATGGGTGCGCGCACCTCATACATGCGCGAACTGTGCTTCGAGCGACTGGCAAAGAAGTCCAAGCACAACGTCAGCAGCGCTTCCATGAAGTGGGGTCACACCGAAGAACAGAAGGCTCAGGACGCCTACGAGATGCTGACCGGCAACATCGTCATACCGTCAGAGTTCATCGTCCATCCGAAGTACGATTGGCTCGGCTGCTCGCCAGACGGCCTGATCAACGATGACGGCGGCACCGAGTCGAAGTGCCCTTTCAACGAGGCGATTCACGTCAGGACATGGCTCGAAGGCATGCCCGAGGAACACATGCCGCAGGTCCAGGGCTGCATGTTCGTTACGGGACGGAAATGGTGGGACTTTCTTTCGTTCGATTCTCGCCAAGATGAAGGGTGTCAGCTCTACATCGAGACGATTCACCGCGACGAAGACTACATCGCCAACCTGCACAAAGAGCTGGTCCAGTTCAATCTGGAATTGAATCGCATGGTTGATGAAGTCGCGGACAAAGCCAGGGCGCAAGCCCATCGTTTAGGAGCCTGATCATGATCAGCAACCACCTCAACTTGGTCGAGCAGCAGCGGCAGAACGCGGAATCAATTTCCAGTCGGACCGCCGAATTTCTGGCGGCCGGCGGGCAAATCGCCCAACTGAAAAGGCGGCCGCGCAACCCGCTGCCGCCTGCCCGCTCACAGAAAATCGACCCCGGCACGACCCTCAAGAGAAAGCCCAAGGCGTTGACAGCCGCTGATCGAAAGGCTCTCCGGTTAATGGCGGACTCGCTATGAGCAAGCGCAAACCGCACAACCTCAAGGCCCGCATCGACCGATCGTGCCGGGCACTGCTCAGCACCAACCACGTCGCAGTGGTGAACATCGATCCCAGCGGCCACCAGGGCATGATCAATTACAAGTCGCTGAAGAGCATCGCGCCCGGGAAGATTGGCCAGGCCGTGTGCGGTATTCCCCATCGCTGGACGATCTACCTCAGCGCTCTCTGTATTGATGCTCGCGGTGACCGCTACAGCAAGTCGATTGAGGTGGCTCCGGACGGCGTCTATCTCTCCGACCACCTCGAAGAGGTAATCGAACATTGCTACAAGAAGCTGCGCGACTCGGCCAATCAAAGCCAGATGGTGGCTTCTGGCTGGATTGCCATTCATGAAGCGATATCGCTCGACGAGGCTCATGCAGCGCGGGTTTTTGAAGCGGTCGGGGCCTGGAATCAGGTCAAGGTTGCAGCGTGAGACGCTTCCGCACCCAACAACGCAAACGACAAACCTGGCTGGCAATACCGGCCAGTGGCATAGAAGAGGTTGGCCATGGCCAAGAGTGGACAAGAGCGATCGGCGAAGGCCGCCGAGAAGCGAATCCAGTACGACGAGAAGGAATTGCGGCACCGGGTCAGGCTCGGCACCCGGCAGAAGCTTGATGAGTTAATGGCATGGAACGGCATCACGGAAATCAACGAGGCGGTGCAGAACCTGATTCTGAACGCCCATGCGCTTGGGCCGACGCTGTCATTCCAGGCGATGGAAAGCCCGCGCCACAAAGTACAGATAAGCAAAAACGTGGCGCGGATGTTTCGGAATGAAAGTCTGGCCGAACTGAAGCGTGAGCCGGGCGATGAGCATTTTTATCCTTCCGCCAAGTAATGGTGATTATTTTACGAATGATCTGATCTTATGAGTTAGGTCTTTCCCAGTACAAAACCAATACAGCTTTCTAAGCTCTTCTTCTGCCTCGACCAACTTGCTTGTTGCGTAGTCGGCAAGACCAATCAAATGATACATCTCATCATCTTTGATGAATTGATAGATCTGCCCCCGGCAATGCTCGACTTCCGCCATGGCTTCATAAGACCTAGTGGCGACATCAAAAAAACTGCTATCAGTCACGGCAAGGTCAACGATGACGCTGTCAAATAATGAGGTATGTACAATAGACAAGGAACTACCACCATTAGAAACCTCAGTATGGAAATCTATTAGTATCGCCCCACCCTCAGCAACTTCACACTCAGCCCTAATGAACAACTCATCACTTATTACTCGAAATGCAGATTGCAGCGTCTTTATAGTCCATGCATTTTTCATTGCTTCTTCTGCAATAAGCATTTTGTAAGCTGATATTTTTCTCTTTTTTTCAGCTTTCTTTTTGAATGACTCCCTTACTTCTTTTATCAGAAACAGACCTATCGCGCTAACTACCGTTACTGGAAGTACAGAATCAACTGCCTTTATAAACTCGCTCACTCAGATCCCCAGATTACAAAAACACCAATATTGCCACTAATTCGCTACCAACCAAAACCAAATTGCCACCACCGATCACGGAGGGAGGCGCCTGACTGGAAATCACTCATGACTATTACCGCACCGGTCATCCGCTACCACGGTGCCAAGTTCCGGCTTGCGCCGTGGGTGCTGCAACACTTTCCGCCACACACCTGCTACGTCGAATCATTCGGTGGCGCCGCCGGCGTGCTGATGCAGAAGCCTCGATCGTATGCAGAGGTGTACAACGACCTGGACGGCGACATCGTGAACCTATTTCGCGTCCTGCAGGATTCGGTTACGCGATCGGGACTCACCGAGCGCTTGGTCTTCACGCCCTACTCCCGCGAAGAATTCGAATTGTCCTGGGAGCCGAGTGCCGAGCCGATCGAACGAGCACGCCGGACGATCATTCGCGCTCAGATGGGTTTCGGCTCCGCCGGTGCCACCAAAGGCGTCACCGGGTTCCGCATCGACACGAAGCGCCAGTACGGCACGGCCCAGTCACTTTGGGCGACCTACCCTGAACAGCTTGCCGAGGTTGGCCAGCGCCTGAGTGGTGTGCTGATCGAGAACAGACCGGCGATCGAGGTCATCAAGGCGCACGATGGGTCACAAACGCTGCATTACGTCGACCCGCCCTACGTGCATGACACACGGTACAAAGGCGCATCGAGCGGCCGGTACTACAAGCACGAAATGGACGACTCGGCGCACCGAGATCTGCTTGGCGTTTTACTCGAGCTAGGCGGAATGGTCGTGCTGTCGGGATACCCCAGCGACTTGTATGCCGAACTGCTTCCCGGCTGGGTGAGTTACAGCACCTCGGCACGAATATCAGCCGCCCGCGGAACCGCAAGCAGAACCGAATGCATCTGGCTGAATCCGGCCTGTGTTGATCGGGTCAGTCAGATTGGATTGGATCTAGGCGAACGCGCTTGACCCACCCTCACTCATTGCATGCTTTGTCGCCGCTACTTCAGTTGCAACTTGAGGTGAGCCAAGTAATTCACAGCCTGTGTCTTCTCTACTGAACCGGGCGGGCCATCGCTGCCCATAAGCGCCGATTCGGCCTTTTGAAAGGCAGTGCTCACAGAAAGGCTCATTCCATTTGTTTTCAGTACAGCCATCAGCAGTTGTTCGACTGCATCGATTTGCGCTTGGTTGCTCATTCAAAGCTCCTTGATCCGACTCCATGCCGGGCCGAACACAAATACCCCACTTCAACGAATCACGCCAGCCGGCGAGGATCCCCTATGTCCGCACAACAGAAGAAACCCCAGTTCATCCATGGCCAGCCAAGCATGGGCCTGCCCTTCCAGAAAGAACTGGTGGTGGATCTGTTCGCCGGCGGTGGTGGTGCGAGCACCGGCATTGCCCGGGCCTACCGGGAGCCGGATGTCGCGGTGAACCACAACCCGATCGCCTTGGCTGTGCACCGGGCCAACCACCCGGATACAGCACACTACGTCGCCGATGTGTTTGAGGTTGATCCGGTTCATGCCACCGGCGGCCAGCCAGTGGGTATCCTCTGGGCTTCCCCAGACTGCCGTCACCACAGCAAGGCCAAGGGCGGTGCACCGCGTGATCGCGGGGTACGCGGCCTGGCATGGGTGGTCGTTCGCTGGGCCCACGCAACCCGGCCCCGCCTGATGTTTCTTGAGAACGTCGAAGAGTTCTGCGACTGGGGCCCGATCGATGAAGAGGGGCAGCCGATCAAGGCCGAACGCGGCCGCACTTTCAAGTCATTCATTGCCGCGCTCAGCTCTGGCCTGCCAGCCGATCACCCGGACATGCAGGAGATCATGCAGGCCATCGGGGAATTCGTGCTGATGGAAGCGCTGGTGCGCGGCCTTGGTTACAACGTCGAATGGCGTGAGCGCATCGCGGCCAACGCCGGCACCCCGACTATTCGCAAACGTCTTTACCTGGTAGCGCGAAGTGACGGCAAGGCGATCGTTTGGCCAGAACCCAAGCGCCACAAGAAGCCGACGGGGAAACAGCAACCTTGGCGCGCTGCCGCTGAGTGCATCGACTGGAGCAACCTCGGCCGCACGATCTTCCGTGAAAGGCCGATGGCAGTGAACACGATGCGCCGCGTAGCCAAAGGCTGCTGGCGTCACGTGCTGACCAGCGCCAAGCCGTTCATCGTCCCGATGCGCGGCACCTCGGAATCGCACACCAGCACCCACGGCGTGGACGAAGCGCTGTCGACCATCAGCGCCGGCGGTACGCATCACGCACTGGTGCAGCCGATCGCTGCGCCATTCCTCACCGAGTGCGCCAACGGCTCAGCGCAACGCAACTTCGACGTGCAAGAGCCACTGCGCACACAGGTCGCCCAGGTCAAGGGCGGGCACTTCGCGCTGGCCGCGGCGAACATGGTCACTCTGCGAAAAGGTTCGGTTGGGGCTGATGTCGACAACCCCCTCGGCGTGGTTGCTACCAGCACTGGGCACCATGCTGTATCGGCCGCATTCTTCGAACAGGCGAACGGCGGGTACTACAAAGGCGACGGCCGATCGGCCTATGACCCGATTTCAACCATCTGCCAATCCGGCGCCAATCAGCGGCTGGTGAACGCTTACCTGGTGAAGTACTACGGCAACGAGAAGGACGGAATATCACTCACCGAGCCGATGCACACCCTGCCAACGAAGGATCGGGTTGCGCTGGTCGAGGTCGTGCAGGTGCCGGACACGCTCACACCTGAGCAGATGGAAGGTGCCCGCCGCTGCGCCGCCTTCATGCATGAGTATCTGCCGGAGCACTTCAAAGACCCCGCAGAAATGGTGATGGTCGGTGGTTATGTGCTGGTGGATATCACCTTGCGCATGCTGCAGCCGCCTGAACTGAAGGCGGCGCAGGGTTTCGACAAGAGCTACATCATCGATCGCGGGCTGTTCGTTGATCCGGTCACCGGCGCCGAAGAATGGCGCGACATCAACAAAACGGACCAGGTCAGGTTGATCGGCAACAGCGTCTGTCCGGATGAAGCCGAAGCGCTCGTCGCAGCCAACGCCGCCGACATCATCGAGCTTTACCAGCGCCTCGCGGCCTGACAATCTCCAGCCTGCTCTTGTACCCTAAGGTTTAATTGCGGAGTAGCCGATGGTATAGCCATCTAGTCCCTTATAGCTGGTTGCATCCCAGCCCAAAAAGCTAACGAAAGCCTCGCCAGGACCGTTAGAGGTATCCAAGACAGGAACCACGTTGAATCCTTGCTTAGTGGAAATACCGATCTGCAGGTGCCCGCCAACGTCAGATTGAGTTTCACGCCTCACCATTTCACGAAGCGTCGAGATAACTCCCGCATCTGGCTCGTCTTTCAACTCGGTCATCAATGCTACAAAGGCTGACTCTCCACTTCCTATTGGGAGGTACTGCCCCGGCCCAATCAGAATCGGAGCAACGTTGAAGTGGAACTCCCCGTCAGCAATGCTGGAAACAATGGCGAACGCCGTGAACCGATTCTCGGCAGGGCAAAATCCGAAAACAAAAGCATCGAAGAAAAACTGGGACTGGCTATCTGCTGCCCCCTGTCTTGAGGACATCTCTATCACTTGGCGATTACCGATTTCTGCATAGAGATTGGCAACAGACTCGACACCAATTGGTTTCTTGAAGCCCTTTTTCTGCGCGAAGTTTTGGGTGCACGCCGACGCTATCGAATGTGTACTCATTGCTGCAAGTGTTGACCCGGCATACGCGAATCCAAAGCTGTGTCGCTTGCAAACACGCCATTTGGTGTTGTTCACATGTTCATGGCAAACAACTGGAACAGGGAAAATTTTAGGCCCGCTATCAGTCAAGACGCGGGCGCCACCCGAAATACGGGTGTCGGCTGCACACCATAGTTCCCCGAGTTTTTCTCGAAACCAAACAACTGCAAGCGTCATGAGTCACCTCTTTTTGGTCTAGCTACTCTAGCCCATTCCCCGACTCTTTCACCGCCCGGGCATGACCCGGCATAGGACGCCCCCATGCCCACAGAAAACTCACTCCCCCTGAAGCAGCAGGCACTTCGGCGGATCGAAGTACGAAGTCCTATTCTGAAGTGATCGATTCCCTCGAACGAATCGGCAAGCTGTCAGATCGCTCTTTGGTGGCGCGCTGCAATAAGGAAACATTGTAATCATAGGTCGATATCAACGGCATTGGCCCCTCGTTCCGAGCCATCCCGAGCCATTGCCTTGTTCGCTCAACGTCAAAGAATTCGTTCTTGAACTTCATCTTCGCGACAAGGTTCGCTGAGACCCTAAAGTGTCCACATCCGGCCGAGCATTTGACCTCGGACCAGCATCCTATTGCGTGAACAATTTTAGCCGCAGCCTGGCAAATTAAGCATTGCATGTCCGATCTCCATTTCGATGACTTACCTACTGTAGCCGAACATCGGCCAAGGCTCCCCTCATGCCCACAGAAAAACAAACTCAACCTCAAGCAGCAGCGCGCCGTGTATGTCAATCAGGCAATCCGGATCATCGCCGACCACGGCCGCCGGTTCTTCTACAGCCAGACCGTGAATCGCTACGCCAGCATGGAAGTCGATCACCGCGGCAAGGTCTGGTTCATCGACGACTACAGCGGCAAGCGCGTCTTCACGCATGAAACGGTGTGGGGTGGCCGATGGCGAGGCTTCAGCCATGGCGGCACGCTGCGCCGGCTGGTCGAAGACTTCCGCGACTACATCCGTACCGGCGTGCCGTTGAGTCCGCTCTACCTCGGGCCCGAGCGGTCATTCGATGAATGCAACGTATGGGGTTACGACGCCGAGGGAATGCAGGCAGTGCGCGAACAAGCCGGCGCCCTTCCGGTGTTCCGCCAGACAGTTGCGGAGGCCGCATGAAGCGCATCTACCTCAGCGCTAGTTACCGGTCTGCCCGGTCTCAACCTTCTGTGAATCCTGCTGTAATTTTGCGTGTACCTGCGCACCTAGGATAGGACGTGCACCCCCAAAATTTGGTGCCCCGCCGCCTGCCCACTTTCGCAACTCGAACTGCCATAGGACTGCCACAAAGTAGGCATAACCCTAGCGCCTCCCATTCAGCCTTAGGTGGTTTTAATCGTTCGATCTCTTTGAGCCGTGCCGCCTCCAAGGCTTGGTTATGAGCGTTACGCCGGGCCGCCTTCCAGGAGTCAAGCTGCACCAGGCCAAAAATTACGCCACCAATACCCAGAAACCAGAGGAAGCCGGCGCCGCTTCCCCCTCTACCGCTGCGACCTCCTCCACGAGAACTCCGCCCGCCTCTTCCTCCGCGAGCGTCGACTTGCCCACTAAGGAGAAGAAGCGAACCAAGCAACAAAACACGCCTCGAAAATTTTGTTCCCATTTGCTCAGTCCTTGATCGCTAGGAGCGCATACCTTAGCAACTCCCCGCCCTCTGCCCACACAGAAAACTGTAACTCCCTCCCCCTTCAAAGTCAGCCGCTATAGCGGCAAAGGAACAGTCATGCCTGAAGAAACGATCGTGTTCGTGAACGACGGTCCGGCCAAGTGCGGCTGCCAGATGAAGTTCAGCTCCGGCGGCGGCGACTACCCCGACGTCCGCTACGTAACGCCGTGCGCTACGCACAGCCCCAAAGCTTTCGGGCCTGTTGAAGTGAAGCGTGACAAGGATGGCTGGTGGTACCACCCGAACATCCCTGACTTTGGCGGCGGAGAAGATCCGGCCCCCTATATCGCCTGGGCGAAGGAACAGGGTCTGGAACTGAAAGGTTGGCACCTAGGTGACGAACTAGACGACCACCCTTACGAGGACGGTGCTTCCCATTGCAACGGCTGGAATCCTGTATCGCACGGTCCTGAGTGGTTCCTGATGGGGATATTCGATACCGAGGATGGGCCGTACGTGCAGTGGGCGCGTCGCGAGGTGAAGTCATGAGCCGCAGCGGATATAGCGACGATTGCGGCGGATGGGATCTGATCTGCTGGAGAGGTGCCGTCAAGTCCGCGCTCAGAGGGAGGCGAGGTCAAGCCTTCCTGATTGAGCTGCGCGATGCACTGGACGCCATGCCGGGCAAGCGCCTGATCGCCGACTCCCTGCAGGCTGAAGGTGAGTTCTGCACCATCGGCGTAGTTGGGGCTAAGCGCGGCGTGGACATGGCGTCACTTGATCCGGAAGACCGCGAGGCTGTCGGTGAAGCGTTTGGCATCAGTCCTGCCATGGCATCAGAAATCGTTTTCATGAACGACGAAGGTAGCTGGCAGGCGGAAGCACCGGAGCAGCGCTGGGTGCGCATGCGCGACTGGGTTGAATCGAATATCAAGCAGGTGACGCCATGATCCTCCCCGCCCTCGCTTACATGGCCTGGCTCATCTACTCGGGGCCACGGCGATGAATCGATTGGCCGACGCCGCACCGGGGAAATGGACGGTGTGGCGCTGGCCGCCATTGCGAGGTTGTTTTCAGGCTGCAGACGGTCGATGAGAGCGGGGGCTTGGAGGTTGACTAGCGTCACTCTGAGCACCGAGCCCCAAATTGTCATCTGCAATGGCCCGTGCCCGACCCACACCCCATGCAAGCGCGGTAGTCATCGTATCGTTGGGCAAATGGTGGTGGGATTCCTCAAACACAGGCCATCCGTTTTTGTTGTAGACACCAATAAATAGTTGGGTTTTTCCCTTTCTGGAAACTCGGCTCTGAACATCAATAAGAGTGCCGTCACTAAGCACTTCGTCATGCGACCGACTATGCAACTCGCAGTCCGCCCAGAGCCAATATTTGGAGCCTCTACGCATCATCTTTGCGGCCTCCTTCCTTGTTTGAGTTTCGATGAAACCAACAAGAATAAAAAATTTAGTGCGGCAATCAGGCGGTGTCAATTTCCAAAATTCGCCATTCGTCTGAAGACTTTTTGCACGCAATTCACCCTCTCACCACCTTCTGCCGCCACGCGCGGCATGGAG